GTGCTACTGCTCTGGGTATAGAAACTGAGGGACTGATCAAGACGGAAGAAGAAATTCAACAAGCTATGCAGATGCAACAACAACAAGAGATGATGATGAAGTTGGGAAGCCCTGCCGTAGCACCCGCTATCAATGCTGCACAGGAGCAGTACATGGCAACACAACAAGAACAACCTACCGAGGAATAACAAATGGCAGAACTACACCGAGTAGAGATTAACGAGAAAGTATCCAGTGAGATCGAACCCGAAGAGAAGCAACAAGCTGACGAAACGGTTGAGACTCCTGAAGAACAACAATCAGAACGTCCTGAATGGTTACCTGAGAAGTTCAAATCAGCGGAAGATATGGCGAACGCTTATAGTGAGCTTGAGAAGAAACTTGGACAACCCGTCTCTGAAGAGCAACAAGAAGAAGAACAACCACAAACCGAAGAGGCCGAGAATGATAACGACAAACCAGAAGCTGGTAATTATAATGAAGCTGTTGTGGAAGCTAGTCAGGAGTTCTTTGCTAATGACGGTCAACTGTCTGACGAAACTTATCAAAAGCTTGAAGAAGTAGGACTGCCACGTGATCTCGTCGATAGTTACGCAGCTGGCCAACAAGCGTTGTTACAATCAGAAGAAACCCAGATCAAAGGAGTGGCAGGTGGTGACTACGATGCAATGGCTGAATGGGCTAACGAACACTTACCATCCGAAGAGATCGATGCGTTTGACGAAGCTGTCACGTCCGGGTCAGTACAACAAGCCAAGTTAGCAGTACAAGGACTACACGCACGTTATCAGAACGCTACAGGTAGTCGTCCAAAAACTTTAGTACAAGGAGCGGTTAGTGGTTCATCAACCATGCCGTTCAAGAGTATGCAAGAACTAGCACGTGCACAGTCAGACCCACGTTATCGTAGTGGTGACAAAGCGTATCATCAAGAGATTGACAGACGGTTGGCTGTGAGTAATATATAACTTTCATTCATAAGTAATTAGGTGAACAGATGCCTTGGACGACTTGTTTTGGTTTTCTTCCTTTTATCGGTTTCAGGGAGTTTTACAGGTTGTTCCAAGGCATCATTTTATCCGGCTCTCGGAGCTACGGGTGGAGCAGCGGTAGGTAGTTTAGGAGGGCCGGGGCCAGCTGCGGGAGGTGCAGCACTTGGTTGGGGTGTGGGAGAAACAGCCAAATACATGGAAGAAAACAAACATTTAACGGAGCAAGTCAAAGCGTTAAGTGAAGGAGATGTGAAGCAACTCGTTAGTAATCAACTAGATGCGTCAATGGATAACGGGTTTTTTGACAGTATGCTTACTGAATTTTATGGCTTGCTAAAGCTGTGCCTGATAGGTGTAGTCTTGTGGAATGTCATACCAATCATATATACGAGATACGTACACAAGAAAGCAAAAGATGAAATATCAAATAGAACGACTAATTAGAATCTATAACGATCTACCACAGCGTCAGAAAGTCCTAGTGTTGACAATTGGTGCATTTGTTGGTCTTATAGTAATTGGTAACATATTTAATTAGACAACTAACGACTACTAGTCCCTCGACCCTCTGCGGAGGACAATCCTGTGCGAACGAACGAAGTGAAAGTCATCATAACAAACAATAATAATAACTTATAAAATAGGAGATCATATATTATGGCTAACGGACAAACAGCTCCAAGTCGTGTAGGTTTCAATGATGCTACTTCTGACGGAAGTTTTGCTCAAGACAATGCGTTGTTCCTTAAAAAGTTCAGCGGAGAGATTTTGCAAACCTTCGAAGAAAGCAACATCTTCAAGCCTCTACACACAATCAGAACAATCGAAAGCGGAAAATCTGCACAGTTCCCTGTAACAGGTATTGCTTCCGCTAACTACCACACGCCCGGTGAAAACATCGCAGAGCAAGGTGGAACACCTGATAAGTACCTCAGTGACATCAGAAAGTCTGAGCGAGTAATCAACATCGATAAGATGCTTGTTGCTTCTACTTTCTTGGCTAACATCGACGACGTAAAGAACCACTACGACATTCGTTCAGTATATGCTAACGAGTTGGGTAAGGCTCTTGCTGTACGTTTCGATACTGCTCTCGCTAAAGTATTCATCGCTGCTGCTCGTTCTTCCGCTGTCATCACTGGCGGTAAGACTGGAGGCGTTCTTGACGTTTCTGCTAACGCAATGGGTACAGGTGCTGACTCACTTGACGACAGTGACGAAACTGATCCTACTGGTGCTGAACTAGTAGCTGCTCTGTTTACTGCTGCTCAGAAGCTCGACGAAAACGATGTCCCAAGTGACGGTCGTTTCTGCGTTCTTCGTCCTCAAGAGTACTACAAGTTAGTAACTGGTGCCGACGCTTCCAATAGCTTCAACCTTGTATCTGCTGTCAATAAAGACATCGGAGGCGTAGGTTCGATTGCTTCAGGAACCATTCCACAAATCGCTGGTATCAGCATCTTCAAATCCAACCACATCCCGAACTCTGATTTAACAGGCGTTGCTACTGGTGACGGTGCTGCTGACAATGATGTGTTTGGAGCAGGTAACGGATACAACGGAGACTTCAGCAGTACGATTGGTCTTGTTTCTCATTCCGCTGCTGTTGGAACAGTAAAACTGCTCGACTTGGCTACTGAATCTGAGTACCAAATCGAACGTCAAGGTACGCTTTTCGTTGCGAAGTATGCTATGGGACACGGAGTTCTCCGTCCTGAGTGTGCTATCGAACTTCAGAAGTAACCACTCTCTCGGTGTTGGGAGGTCTGTGATTCGTTCCGCTCCCTTCTACCGAAACCTTTATTACAATGGCTCTTACAACTAAACTCGAAGCGGTAAACACAATGATTGCCGTTATTGGCGAAGCACCCGTTAACACGTTAGGAGGCACCGCTGTCCCGATCACCGTGGTACAAGCAGAGAATGTGTTAGACGAAACGAGTAGAGCTATACAATCAGAAGGTTGGCACTTTAACACGGAGCACGAATATCCATTCACTCCCGACGCTACCAATAGTAAGATTACTTTACCTAGCAACGTGTTAACCATAGACTTAGACCCACAGATATATACAGACGTCGATCCTGTACAACGTGGTAATACTTTATACGACAGGAAGAACCACACAGACGTCTGGACAAAAGAGGTAAAAGCCTCTGTTACTTTTCAGTTAGACTTTACAGAGATACCTGAACAATTTAGAAACTACATTACTATTAAAGCTGCACGTATATTCAGTAATCGTTTTCTTGGTAGTCGTGAGATCGAAGGATTTGCACTACGGGACGAAGTGGAAGCAAAAGCACGGGCTATTGATAGTGACTCCGAGAATGCAGACCGTACTATCTTTGATAACTACAGCGTAATGCGTGTGCTTGACAGATAATGCCTCTGTTAGTAAATAGCGTACCTAACTTAGCCCAAGGTGTATCGCAGCAGCCTGACAACCTGCGTTATCCCGGTCAGTGCGACGAACAGATCAATGCTTGGGCTACCGTGGTTGAGGGACTAAAGAAGCGTCCTAATACCAACTACGTAAAGAATATAGACACAGACGGTACGGCTAATCTATTCACACACTTTGTTAAACGAGACCAAACGAACCAGTACGCTATAGTCGTATCGTTAGGTGGTGTCAGTGCTTACGACGTGTCTTTAGGTACATCTATACCTGTCACTGTTACGTCTATTGCTAACAGTTATCTCAGTCTTGGTACTTCTGTTACTGATCCGTTGAACGATCTGAGAGCGTTGACTGTAGCTGACTATACGTTTCTCGTTAATAAGAGGAGAGAAGTAAAAGTAGATACAAATCCTGATTTGTTATCAAAACACATACAAGACGACGAAGGTAAGTATAGTGCTTTGGTGTTTGTTAAGCTCGGAGATTACGAGAAGACTTACGACATTTACATAGACGGAGATGTTATACCGCACGGTGGCACAGCTACTGAAAGTAATAAAACGCCACCAGCAGGACACACGTACGAAAGTGGTAGTGCTAATTCTTCAGGTACTCACGCTGATACAGAAATTATAGCACAGGATTTAGAGACGGTGCTTAACGGTTACTTTGGTTCGGAAGGTATAGTTGGAGGAGTGTCGCTTGAAGAAGGAAGTGGTTTTGAACCAAGTGGTGCTGATATGCAATTTTCAATTCCATACTCTTATCGATTAACTACATCCTACGAATATTTTATTGAACAGTTTGAGGACGATGGGTCAGGTAATCCAGATTTAAATAACAAAATAGGTATAGGTGCTAAAGGTACTCTTATTATAGGGGCAAACGGTGCGGTTCAATCTTCACAACTCACGCAGAAAGGAAGAGGGTACGACAATACGCAAACAGTACCGGGTACTTTTGATAAACCTTTTGTTCTTACGATTAAGAAAATTGTATCAGACTCAAGAACCACCCCAAATTCCAGAGGAAATAATCGCAACCAAAAATACTGGAATGAAAAGCCTCAAGAAACTTTTTATACATCTTTTCCTTCTACACCCGGTGTTACTATGCCAACGTTTTTGGAGCATCTTTCATTACCCGGTGGTAGTAACTTTGAAGTAGAACGAGACGGTGCTGTTATTAAGATAACAGGAGATGAAGATTTTAGTATAAGAACAGAAGACGGACTAAGTAACCAAGGTTTAGGATTAGCTTATAAAGAAGTTAATAGTATTACTGATCTACCCGCAAAATGTTACAATAACTTTAGGATACGAGTAAGAGGTGATGCTGATATAGCTCAGGATGACTACTACGTTCGTTTCCACACAAAAGACAGAGAAGAATTTGGAGAAGGCAGTTGGGTGGAAACAGTAGGGTGGGACGACGGCCCTGAATCAGCTAGAGAAACACGAGGTATCGATACAGCTATTGAACTCACAACTATGCCGATTGTCCTTGTTGTTGATTCCTATGATGCCTCTACAGGTAAGATAAACAGTTTCACACTACAAACACCAAACGAATACTCTAACATAGTAGTAAACAACGGAACGTATTATAATTTAGTTGAAGACCACATATCGACAAGTGATACTGAACCGGGTACAGGTGATGCTGTAGAATCGAGCGGAGTTTTCTATAGGTGCATTCAGGAGCACACTTCAGCAGCTGCAAGCGAACCGGGTACAGGTGTTGATTGGGTAGAGTATTGGACTGCTGATCCTAGTATAAGTGCTGCGTCCGCATGGTCTTCTGGTGTTTCGTACGACGGTACATCATGGCTTGACTATTGGGTAACTACAACTGCTGTTAACTCGGCACAACCTTGGAAGACAAATGCTCAATACTTTGAGAGACCACCGGGATATGGGAGACGTAGGGCGGGGGACGGTTACACCAATCCATTTCCATCTTTTGTAGACAAGACTATCAACGACGTCTTCTTCTTTAAGAACCGTTTAGGGTTTGTTACTGATACATCCGTTATCTTCAGCGAAGCAGACAACTACTTTAACTTCTTTAGGACTACCACACAGCAGCTGCTAGATAGTGCACCAATAGACGTCGGACTCAGTCACACCAAGGTAGCTATCCTACAACACGCTATAC